ATATAGATGACACAAGTAGATTTGAGGTTATAACTACTTTTGAAGGTAATAAAGTTGATAAACAATTAGTTAAAACTATAGATGATTTGAAATCAAATAGTTATGTTGAGTTCAAAGGAACTGGAGAGTTAAAAACTACATCAGGACTACCATTAAAAGGCGGTGAAGATGGAACTGTTACTAATGAAAATTATACTGATTATTTATCAGCCATTGAAGCACATGAGTTCCATACTATAGGAATACCAACCAAGGAATCAGATATAAAAGCTGTAGCTACTGATTTTATAAAGAGACTAAAAGAAGATGGCAGACAAGTACAATTAGTTCTAGAAAATTATGCTGAAGCTGATAGCGAAAATGTTATTAGTGTTAAAAATGGAGTTATCTTAGGGGATGGAACCAAAATAACATCTGATAAGGCAGTTGCATTTGTTACTGGAGCTACAGCAGGAGCAAATGTAAATCAATCTAACACATATCTTCAGTATGAGGGTGCTATTGATGTAGATATTAAATATACAAATAAGGAAATAGTAGATGCTTTAAATAATGGAGAAATAGTATTTACTATTAATAATAGAAAAGTAGTCATAGAACAAGATATTAATACTCTTAAAACATTTACTGAAGATAAAGATAAAGACTATAGAAAAAATAGATTGATAAGAACTTTATATGAAATAAATAATGGAATTAAATTATTATGGGAAACTAATTATATTGGTAAAATTGCTAATAGCGTAGATGGTAGAATTCTTTTTAAAAAGGATGTAATTAAATTTTTAGAGCAGCTTCAAGAGATAGATGCCCTTGAAAATGTTGTTCCAGAAGATATTGAAATTGAAAAAGGAAAAGACAAAGACTCTGTGTTAGTAAAGGTTGAAGTACAACCAATAGATAGCATGGAAAAATTATACGTGAATGTGGAGGTATGTTAGATGGGATCTTTAAAGCTTAGTGATACTATTAGTGGTGCTGAGGCACGAGCATATATAACTGTAAATGGTAGAAATGAAGAATTATTTTATGCAAAGAAGTTAGAATCAAAAGTTGAAAAACAAAAAACAGAAGGGAAAACCTTAGGGAATAGGGCTACTCAAAATAGGGCGACAGGTTGGAAAGGTACAGGTACACTTACTGTGTATTATGCAACTTCTCTTTTCAGAGAGTTAATGCTTAGCTATATAAAAGAAGGAAGAGATGTTTACTTTGATATTACTGTAACCAATGAGGATCCAACAAGTAGTTTAGGAGGACAAACAGTAGTATTAAAAAACTGTAATCTTGATGAGGTAAGCATGGCTGCTTTTGATGTAGAAAGTGAAGTTTTAGAAGAAGACATGGCATTCACTTTTGAAGATGTAGATATATTAAATAAATTTAATAAACCAACATTAGGATAATTAGGGGGAAATATAATGAATAAATTTGAAGACTTTTTAATGGATTCCTTTGAAGAAGTGGAAGAAATAGAAAGAGAAATAACTATAGGAGGAAAAAAAAGAAAAATGAGGTTCAAACCTATAGCATCAACTATAGGTGATGAAATAAGAAAAAAATGCAGAAAAGTTAGTTTTGTAAAAGGTCAAAAAGTAATAGAAACAGATAATGATAAATATTTAGCTAAACTTATAATAGAAACTACAACCTATCCAGATTTAAAAAATTCAGAACTTCAAGCAGCATGGCAAGTTATGGGTGATGAAGAATTGCTTAAAGCTATGAAAAGTAAGATGAGTGATGGAGAATACTCAGAATGGTCAAGTGTAGTAAGTGAAGTAAATGGATACGATAGAAGCATGCAGGAGTTAGTTGAAGAAGCAAAAAACTAATAAATGGGGGGGATGCTGAGGCTAATTATGCACATTATGCCCTCCATAAACTTAAAATTCTTCCTAGCACATTTAAAAATATACCTAGGAATGAAAAAGCTTTTATATATGCTAGTATAGATCTTTATGTAGAAAGTGAAAAAAGGTCTTTAAGTAAAGCTAAGAAAAAATAGAGTTAAATAATATTATAGTTCTATAAAAACAAATTTTTTAAGTTAAAAGCACTCTTTAGTAGGGTGCTTTTATTATCTCTAAAGGGAGGTGATATTATGGCAACAGTATCAGCTAGCTTAAAAATGTTTGATGAAATGACAAAACCACTTCAACAAATTACTCAAGCTTTAAATTTAACTATTTCGGCTATGGATAGTTTATCAAGCTCATCTGGCAGAGATATAGGAATTACGAACACCTTAAATGCAGCTAGAGGGAGTGCCAATAGAGCTTCAGCGGCATTGCAGCAATTAGTGATTTCTCAAAATAGAGCGGCAAATGAACAGGAGAAGTTAAACGATTCTACTGATAAAAGTTCAAATTTTATAGAAAAATTACAGGATAAAGTTAAATCCTTTAAAGAAGAGCATTTTACTATTGGAAAAGCTTTTGATTCGACAATAGGTGGTGCTGCAAGATTAGAACAACAAATTAATACTGTTTCTAGTGCTCTAGGTAACAAAGGTGCAGGAAAACAATTCTTTAAAGGACTAACTGATCATGCCAATCAAAGTGCTTATAGTTTAGAAGAATTCACAGGAATAAGTATGGAATTTATGAAAGTAACTAAAGACACAGATAAACTGATGAATTTAAATAAGAGTGCTGAAAAGTTATCTCTTGTTGATCCAACTCAAGGGTTGGAAGGTTCCGCATCTGCAATTAAAGAAGCACTAGCTGGTGACTATGGAGCTTTAATGGATAATTTTGGGTTTGAGGGTGCAGATCAAGAATTTCTTGAGAGTAGTTCAGGTATAGATGATTTTATAAATAAATTTGATGAAATATTAAATAAAAAGGGAGCTACAGAGCAAGCATTAGAAGAAGTTAATAATTCAGCAATAGCACAATTAGACAATTTAAAATCAAATATACAAACCTCTTTTGCAGAATCTGGTTATGGTGCTTTGCAGATTTTAAAACCTATTTTAAGTACTATTAATGAAGCGTTTCAACAAGGGCGATTTCAACCTGTCTTTGATTCCATATCTAATGGATTAATTATTATATCTACCATAGCTAAAGGAGTAGCAGATGCGTTTTGTTGGATAGGTGAAATAGTTTTAAATAATTGGTCTTTTATTGGTCCTTTAATATGGGGCCTAGTAGCAGGTATAATTGCTTATAATGCAGTAATGGGAATAGCTTGGCTTGCAACATTAAAAACTACAATAGTCAAAGGGATACATGCTATTGCATCTGGTATAGAAACGCTTGCAATTATTGCTTTGATAATTGCACAGGACGGATTAAATGCAGCTTTAGCGGCATGTCCTATTACATGGATAATAACTGCTATAGTAGTTGTTATAGCAGTACTAATTGCATGGATGATTCATACCAATGGATTAAAGGCAACATGGCTTATGTTTACAAACGTATTGCTTACCGCATGGGATATGCTTAAAATTAGCGCATATATGACAGTATACGGAATAATGAATATGTGGGATTCTTTATGTATGGCATGTTATCAATTAGCTGTAAGCATTCAAAATGCTTTAGGTGATATGAGAGCTGGTGGACTCATGATACTACAGGACTTCGTTAATGGAGCAATAGATTTAATTAATGATTTAATTAATAATGTTAATAAAATTACAGGAGTTTCAATTCAAGCTATAAGTAAAGTAACTTTTGGTACTAAAGCTATGGCAGAAAATCAACTAGAAAAATCAGCTAGAAATAAAGCTTTAGATGCTTATAAAGCTGATAAAAATACGGCAATGAAAAAAAGGCAAGATGATCTAAATAACATGATTAATAAGGCAGATGCTGATTTAGCAAAAAGAAGAGCTGATATAGCAGCGGCTAAGGAGGATCATAAAAACAATCCTAATACTTTTAAAGTAAGTGATATATTAGATAAATTAAAGCCAGATTCATATAAAAATGATACAGCTAATACAATAAAAAATCCATCGGAATTATTAGGTGATGGAAGTGGGCTAGGAAGTCCAGGAGCTAATGGATTAAATGATGCTAATAATCATCTTAAAAATATTGACGATAAAATGGATGTAAGTAATGAGCATTTAGAAATGATGAGAGATTTAGCAGAACAGGAGAGCGTACAAAATTTTGTTACACTAACTCCTACAGTGCAGGTTACAACTGGAGATATTAAAGAAGAGGCAGATATTAATACAATAATCTCTAGAATAGAAACCTACATGGAAAATGAGCTAGTTAATAGTGCAGAGGGGGTATATGCTTAATGTACAAAATGTATCTAGGAATAAATGACGGTGAAGAAGGATTTATTCTTCCAGTACTCCCAGAAAAAATAGAGATAAATGAAGATGGGGACAATGAAACTTTTAATGTTATTAACTTAGGAGAAGTTAATACAATAAATAAACCTAAGTTAAGTGAGATAAGTTTTGAAAGTTATTTTCCATTAAATAGAGGACCCTATGTAAGCTCGGAGGAGTTATTTTCTCCGAGCTTTTATATTAATAAAATTAGGGAGTGGAGAGATAAGAAACAAAAAATAAGATTTATATTTACTGGTGGGAGTCCTTTAGAGCTGAATGACTTATTTATTATAGAAAGTTTTAAACTAAGTGAAAAAGGTGGAGAAGTTGGAGATATATATTACTCTATAGAACTTAAGAGATATATACCTTATGCTGCTAAAAAAGTAGTTATAGTAACTAAACAAAATACTAAAAATAAAACTGCAGCTGTAAAGGCTAAACCACCAAGACCAGTAGAAAAATCAAAGCAAAAAACACATACTGTTGTTAGTGGCGACACATTGTGGCATATTGCTAAAAGGTATCTTGGGGATGGTGCTAGATATCCAGAAATAGCAAAATTAAATAATATTAAAAACCCTAATTTAATATATCCAGGTCAAGTTTTTAAAATTCCATAGGTGGTGGTTAAATGCAAATTGAATTACTTTTAGATAATAAAAATGGCAATGTATTTAATATATCTGAACTTATTACAGAAGTCACTTGGAAAACTAAAAGAAAAGGTAATCCTTCTAGTTTAGAATTTAAATTTATAAAGGATAAATCTATATCTATAAATAACGGTGATGTAGTA